TATCATTTTGGTCAAATGATTGAATTTAATTATGAAATTGGTTATTATAAAAATAAAACATTTATTATAACAAAAAAAAATAATTTTGATATTAAACAAAATACAAATTTAATAACACTTGAAAATTCTTTATATGAAATTATGATGCAATTTAAATCGGATACATATAACATTGATATTATTATAGGATATAATATTGAATTTCATTTAAAAAATGTTTTAGTTGAATTAGTTAGAAATAATATATATTTTGATATAACTAAATATGTTATTCTAGATATAAAAACTTTTTTTCACGACTATGAATCAAATAATTTAAATAAATTATATAATCTATTTTTTACAAAACATAATAATGTAGATAATATTGAAATGATTAAATTAATTTTTTATAAATTGTATAATAATTATAAAAAATCATTGGAATAATATATTTTTTAAAGTATTTGCATTAATACAGGTAATTTATCAAATTAATTGTATATTGGATCATTACATGTTTGATTAGACCATAACATATTATATTTATTACAAAATTCTTTATCAACAAACTCAATACATTCATTATAACCATTACGACAAGATCCTAACTTTTGAATATCCATTGGTTTTTCAAAAGGATAATACGATTGGGGATATTTTGTAAATATTAAACTTTTATTTGAATCTAATCTATATAGTTCAGGATCACATAGTTCATCTTTTAATTTTGTATATGAATATCCGAAAGCTGGTTTTGAATATTCATTATCATCAGAAAATTTTTTATCTATTAAATAACATTCTACATTAGACATTATCTTATCTTGTGAAATTTGATAAGTATTATCATAATTATTTAAATTTAAATAGTCTTTAATATCTGTATTATAATTAGGTTTAAGTTTAGTAAAAATTGAAGGTTCATATATTTTATTTTGATCATCAAATTCAGAAGATACTTTTTGATCTTTAGTAATTTTTTCAATATTGTTTTGATTTATATATTTATTTAAATTCGTATTGTCATAAGAAATTATTGGTTTTGATTTCAAAATTTTTTGATGATTTAAAGAAAAGTAAAATATTAATATTAATATAAATAATAGAGGAATATAAAAAAATATATTCATTATAAATAAATATATTTTTTTATTTTTAATTTGTAATTAATATTATATGATTAATATTCCGGAAGCAATTAAATATAATTTAATATATAAAAATGGTAATGATAATTATATATACGCAGATTATACAGGATCAGGACAACATTCGCCTATTATTGATGATTATTTAAAAAAATATATATATTCTAATTATGCGAATACTCATTCAAATTCACTGTGGTCTAAAATGATGACAACGCGTATTAATAACTGCAAAAAATATTTACGTAAAATTTTTAACATACTAAATGATCAATCAATTATATTTACAGGACAAGGTACAACAGGAGCAATTAATCATTTAGTTAATTCTATCGATTTCTCAAATCAGTCTAAAATAAATATTATAATTTCATTATATGAACATCATAGCAATTTTCTTCCATGGATTGAAAAATCAAAATTATATCCTAATATGGAATTATATATAATACCTTTATCTAAGGAAGGTGATATCGATTATATTTGGTATGAAAATTTGTTAAAAAAATTAAATACTAATGATTTAACTATAACATCAATAACAGCCTGTTCTAATGTATCTGGAATTATAATTGATATTCATAAAATTAAATCCATAATACAAAATCAATTTCAAAATAGAAGTCTATTATTTGTTGATTATGCTTGTTCTGCCCCATACAAAAAAATTGATGCATCAATATTTGATGCATGTTTTATATCACCTCATAAATTTATTGGAGGAACATCAACACCCGGTATATTAATAGCTAAAAATTCTTTATTTACAAAAAAATGTCCTTATGCTCCAGGAGGGGGGTGTGTAAAAGTAGCTAATGATATAAAAATTTTATATGATAATAATATTGAAACTCGTGAAATGGGAGGAACGCCTAACATTATAGGTATAATTAGAATACATTTGATTTTTGTTTTAAAACAATTATATTTTAATATAATTGAAAAGAATGAAACTTTCATAGTAAATTATGTACATCATAAATTAAAAATATTATCTAATAAATTACCTAATTTAACAGTATTATATTTAAATAAATCTTTAAATCATCGTCTACCTATAGTATGTATAAGTATAGATAATTGTCATTATAATACTATAGTAGAAATAATGAGTTCATTATTTGGAATTCAAACAAGGGGTGGGATATCTTGTTGTGGACTCTTTGCAAGATATATTAAAAACACTATGAACATTAATGGATGGTGTCGAATAACCTTTCATTGGTTAATGACAATCTATGAAATTAATTATATATTAAATGCCATCGAATATATTGCTCTTAATCATAAATCATATAAAAATAATTATTTCAATTGATTCTAATTTATAAATTAAAATATTATTTATAAATTAGAATAGTGTTTTAGTTATGGATTTTAATGTTTTACTTTTTGTAACATTTGTAGGTAAAGGTATTAATTCTCTTGGTGCACTTATTTCATTTAGATAATTTAATTTTTGATTAATATTAGTTAAAATATTTGGTAAGATTTCATTTACAACTTTATTATTTAGTTCTATTATTTGATTTGATATATTATATGGTAAATGCCTAGCATATTCAATAAAAACATATCTCATTATAATTATCAAATCATCTTTTGATTGTTCTGGAATTTTAAATTTTTTATCACTTATTTTATAAACAATTAAAATAAGTTGTTTATTTATTATGTTAATATTTTCATTAGAGAAAAATATAGTTTCTAAATCTCCTTGTGCACACTCTGCAATTTTTACATGATTTTTTATTAATTGTTCTCTTAATGTATTAGCTTTAACATTATCACATAAATAAGCTTGAGGCATATCATGAAAATCAAAATTATAATCTGACGGTGAAAGTTTAGCTTTTGCCATTAATAAACCTAAAGAATTTGGTGACGAAGAACATAATTCATCATTAATAGAAAAGCTATGCTTTTTTATTGACATTAAATTAAATTAGAAATTTTTCAAATAATAATCTAATTATTAGATATGAAAAAAATATTTTATTACATTTGGTTATTATTATTAATAATACTTATTATTTTAATAATTATATATATAATAAAAGTAAATTATTTAACATGTGAAAATAGTAAATTACTTGAAGAAAAAAAAATAAATTATCGTACTGATAATATCTATGATTTTAAAGTTTCACAAGAATTTAAACAAATGTTTTCTGATACTCCTTTATCTACAAATTATGCAGGTATAGACGATTATATTAATGAAAAAACTAATTAAAAATATTTAAAGATAATAATTTATATATTATTTATAATGCAAAAAATAGATTATTTAACTGAAGATAATATTTTACCAGATAATCAAAAATTTGTTTGTTTATCTTTTTTAACGGACAAAGATGATAAAGAAAAAAAATCTTTATCGGGAATAAAAGTTCGTGGTGTATTTTCAACTTATGAAGCTGCATGTGCTCATGCTAAAATATTACAAGAAGTAGATACATATTTTAATGTTTTTGTAGGAGAAATGGGTAAATGGTTACCTTTTGATCCAAATCCAGATGATTTAAAAGATTCTGTATATGCTAATGAACAATTGAATACAATGATGAAATCCTATTTAGAAAATCAAGAACAAGCTAAAATTTTTCATGAACATAGAAAAAATGAATTAGTTCGGCAAAATATATTAGATAATTTGACTTCTCGTCAGGAAAATCTAAAAGAATTACAAGATAAAATTCAAGAAACAACTAATTTAGATGAAAAAAATAAACTTAAATTAAATTTAAAATCTATTGAAGAACAAATTAAAAATATGGATGAAAAAAAAAATCAAATTGATAAAGAATTAGAAGATTTAGATAATAAAATTAAACTTTTTACAAGTAAAAATCAAACTAAATTAAATGATATAAAAATTATAAATTAAATTATTTAATTTTATCAACTACAACTTTTATAGAATTTTTTTTCCCTGTTAATAAACTATCAGCATTAAATACTTGTAAACTTTTATTCCAATTTTCATCATATACACATTTATGATATTCAAAAAATTTTTTATTACCAAGAGAAAAATTCTTAATTTTTTTAGCTTTATACCAAAAAACTTTGTCCGTTATATTTTTACTATGAATTCTATTATCTATAACTAAAATCCCATAATTTTCTGTTATATCCGTAAACACTTGTTGGAATATATCAAAGGTTGGAAACATCCCTGCGTAGTGTTCGTATAATCTTTTACGATTTGATATAATATCTTCTGCCAATAAAAATATATAATCAAAATTAGATCTCATTTCGGGCGGTATACCTACAGAATATTGCATGGTTAATATAAAAGATATATGATGATGTCTTCCATTGAAAAATAATTCTAAAATATTTGGATCATTTAACCATCTTCCTTTAGAACTCATACAATCATCCATAATAAGCATTAATGAATCATCTTTTGGTTTTTTATTTTTTTTGCTTCTTTCTTTATTATGTTCATTCATTAATGCTTGACGTTTAAAAATTCTAGTAAGTATAGTACTATCATATTCAGAATAAATATATAAATCTGGTATAAATTCAGAATAAAAACTATTTAATTTTTCTGTTCTACTTACTACTATTGTTGATACAATATTTTTTTTTTGAAACATTATTTCGCGAGTTAAAAATGATTTACCTGATGCTCTTTTAGCAATTATTGCTATAGTACAATAATCTACCATATTATTAATATCAAATTTTTTTATTGGTATTCGTGTTGCACCATAGGGAACTTCTTTAATTGTCATTAGTTTAATATAGATAATTATTTTCGATTAAACTATAAAATCTTTTTATCATCGATAAAATGGTTCAATATATATGT